ATCTCTAAGGCGCGCACACGACGGTCAATGTCGTTTAGGCGTTCCTTTGAGTCGTTCTTCAGTTCCCGCACGTCTTCTAAGACGGTGCCAAGGCCCGCTTCAATCTTGGTGACCTGGAGGAACAGGCCGCAAAGGCCCACTACAGCAGCCACCAGCAGGGCGGGCACTGCTTGAGAAACCCAAGTGCTTTGCTCAGCGGCGGCTGAGGCGTTGTACTCCTCGTCAGTCACCGCAGGGCGGGTAGGGCGCTTGGTCTAAGTTGCCGGCGCCCTATTAGTCGGCGAGACTAAGCAGCTGCAGGTGCAGCAACCCAAGGCACACCGCTGGACTTGCTAGGCGCCAGCTTTTCGCTGATTTGGGCGTCGAGTGCCTGGACGATCTCTTCGACTTTCTCGTCGCCGAAGTGCGATTTCACCCAGCCCACTACGGTGTCTTCATCGAGCTGGGCGTAAGGGATGCCCGTGCCCTCCGCAGGTGCCTCTAGACCAATAGAGCCGTAGGCGCCAGCTTGCTCGCCATCGCGGAAGTGCGTCACGGTGTAATGCACCGTGAAGACCGTTCCGATAGCGTCAAGGTTGCGCTCCATGTTGGCGACCTTCCACACGGTGAAGGGGAAGTCGATGCCAGGTGCGGGATTGTTATCAGGCATGATCAGGTGCCGGTGAATTAAGGCTAAGAGTGGCGCAACCAGTTGAGTAGGCCGGTTGCCCGCCTAGTGAAGGTGACTACTCGTCTTCGTCTGGTTCAATCAAACTTGGCCAAACCAGGTCAAACATTGCGGGGCACTCACCAACATCCTCCTGATTGCTCAGGCCAAGGCTGGCTTCGCAGTATTCATTCCAGGATTCGGAATCAGACATAGAAGTGAGTAGGGCTACTGCGCCTCAAGAGCTGCAACTTTGGCCTCAAGGGTTTCAATTGCTTGTTGCTGCCTCTTAACAACATCCAACAGTAGAACCGTTAAGCGGTCGTACTGAACGCCGTCAGGAACCAGTTCGGCATCTGGTTTGAGTGTTTTTTCGATCTTGCCATTAACTTCTTCAATGTCGAAGGCATCATCTAGATACGTCCAATGAACAAGGCGAGGCTCAACTTTTGCAACTTCTTCTGCAATCAAGCCATACCACGACCAATCACTGCGGTCGCTTTCAACCTTGGAGCGATACCAGACGGGACGCAACGAAAAAACTGCGTCGGCTTTGAGTTGATCAAGGTCTTCAACATCTTTCTTGTAACGAAGTGAAGATGTAGAACGGTAGATGCGGTTACCATCTGCGCTATCAAGGAAAGCGTTTGCAGCAGATGCTGTAGTCGTAATGTTATTGAACTTTACCGATAGAGCCGTGCTTGCATGGATCCAGTTGACTTGGAATCCATTGCTTGCACCAGAAATGCCTGCAAGGAAAACATCTTTGTCAGCGCCGCTAGCAACGGCAAGCCCCAAGCGATAAGTTGTGGCTGCACCAGATCCGACAGAAATATTTCCATCATTTTGAATCCTCATCCTCTCCGTCGGAGAAGACGCCCCATCCGCCGTAGTGGAGAACACTAGGCGCGTTGGATGATCACCCGATGCCCATGCATCATCTGCCGTAGCAGCAATATAAGCCCCTGCGGCAAACGCAGAACCATTTGAACCATTAAAAGTAATTCTGCCCAAAAGTTGAGCGCCTGCAAGAGCTACGTGAGTTCCCTCTGTATTGCTGTTTGAACGAGCCAATACGATGTCGGGACCAATGCCCTGACCACCGCCAGTGCTGGTGTTGTATGTAGACCAGCTATACGCTGCGATATTGCCGCCATCAGTACCTGTCTTTGTTACTTGAACACGGGGATCCCAGCCGGCGGATTCGCCAATGGTTACCTGACGACTCGTAGACGTGCCCACCAAGAGCCTGCCGGAGCTGTCGACGCGAAGTCGTTCTGCATTATTTGCGCCAAAGATTAAAGGAGCGTTTTCATAGTTCCAAACATAAGCATCCGATCCAGCTAATTGAATTTGGAATCCATCTGTCGCATTATTGCCAGTTGTGGAATTCTGTAGAGCAAGACAGGCAAGACCGTTATCGTTGAGAACTAATTGCCTGTTAACCGTAGTAGTGCCAATCCCTACACGCTGGTACGAATCAATCGTCATTGCGCGAACAGGATCTTGTGTTGCACCTGCAGGATTAGTCCAAAACGAAAGATTTGTTTCGTAGTTGGTTACAGAGTTAGTCCTATAAGCGCGAATTGCTGAAGTGCCGTTATCACTACCAATCCGAAAATTAAGGCCGGCATAGCGAGTGTCAGCACCAGTATCTGAAAAGTTTTGCAGAGTTGCTACTGTTCCGCCTGAACCGCCGGCAATACTGTCTTGTACGTGTAATCTTGTCTGAGCGCTACTAGTCCCCAGACCTAAGCGGCCACTGGAGTCCAGGCGCATCCGCTCGTTATTTGCTGTACCGAACACCAAGAAATCAGCACCAGCGGCTGTACCAAAACCTTCCGAGAGAAGGCTAATGCCGCCTGTTGCTGTAACGGATAAATTTACCCTCGCCAAACTTGTGTTGGCGACATTATTTGCTCCTGCACGAAAAAGCTGTACAGAAGTATCGGAAGTGCGAAATACGTCAAGTGCAACACTAGGACTTTCGCCAACCCCAACATTCCCACTCGCATCAACAAACAACCGCCCAGTGCCATTAGTCGAGATGGCTACGTTGTTGCTGGAGGGTATATAAACCCCGTTTGAAGGTGCGCTGGTAGGCAGGTTGGCCTGGTCCTGCCGCAGCATCGGAAAGCCACCAGCCGTGCTGCCGTCATGGACTACCACCACATCCTTGTCGGTATCGACCGTCAGCTCACCATTTGCACCCGTGAAGGTGCTGTGCTCCGCAGTCGTGCCGCGACGATTCTGAACTTGGGTTGCCATCAGACGAGAGCGCCGTAATCGAGCGTCCCGCTAGCGCTACCCGTGATCAGCCCATAGTCCTGGTTCGCAAAAGCGATCCGCACGATCTCATCGCTGCCCTGATTGCGCTTCATATAGATCGCGCCGTCATAGACGTTGATTCCAAGCTCTCGAAGCGCCAAGTCGCTGGTGGTGGGCACCTTGCCTGCAACGGCAGAACTCTTGAGCTTGATCGTGTTAGCCATGTGGCCGTCCAGGTGGCTATCTAGCCGGACGACCTAAGTTGCCCCTCTCACAGGCTTGGCAAAATAGGTGTGGGATAGCGAGTGTCAGCTCCTACCCCGTGACCAACCGTGTTAGAGGACGGCTGATGAGCCAAAGAGTATCGGATCCAGCTGCTGCGATCCAGTATTTCTTGCAGCGCGTAGACATTCCTTCATTGGATGCCTGCTGGACTTGGAAACTCAGCGTCGGCGGGCCTGGCTATGGGCAGTTGTTTTGGGACAAGAAGGTGCAAACCGCTCATCGGTTTGCTTACAAGCTGTTTAAGGGTGACCCCGCTGGTAAACAGGTAAACCATCGGTGCGGCAATCGCAGGTGCTGCAACCCGGCGCATCTATATGCCGGCACCCAGCTTCAGAACTTTCAAGACATGCTTTCCCACGGCACTCACGTGCCGCCTCCACTCAAACGTGGATCTGAGGTGGGAACCAGCAAGCTGACTGAAGAGCAAGCAGCCCAGATCAAACAGGGGCTAGCTCAAGGCATGACCGGTGTGGAGTTGGCACGCCGGTTCAATGTCTCTGTATCAACAATCAGCTTGATCCGCCGAGGGATCCGCTGGGCACATATCAGCACGCCACCGAGGCAGCACTCATCAATGCACTGAGCACCAACCCAGTCAGACCGAAGATCCATAGGTAGCTTCCTCCATCTATTTCGGAACTGGGGCTGAGGTAATCCGTGCCAGCCACTGCTGCACTGAAAGCGCTGGTGCCGTTGCCCTTCACCAGCCCGGTCAACGTGGCCACGCCGGTGCCGCCGTACTGCACACCAATCACGCTGGCGTTCCACACACCGCCGGTGAGCGTGCCGACGCTTGTGAGGCTGGAGCCGGTGACACCGCTGCCCAGGCTGCTGCCGCTCAGGACCGTGTTGCCATTGACGCGGTAGACCTTGCCGCTGGCCAGGTCAATGTCCTCGCTAGAGGTCCAGCTGTCAGTGGCATTGAGCCACGCAAAGGTCTTTGTGCTGGCGCCTAACAGCGAGATGCCACCACCGTCAGCCGTGACATCCGTGGGCGTAGCGACATTGCCCAAGGTGATGTTCTTATCGGCCACGTCCACCGTGGTGGAGTTGACCGTTGTGGTCGTGCCCGAGACAACAAGGTCGCCGGTGATCGTGACGTTGCTACCAAAGGTGGCATTGCCGTTCAGCGTGGCACCACTGAGGTCAACCGTGCCAGTGAAGGTCTTGTTACCGCTGATTGTCTGAGCGCTGTCTAGGGTGACAAATGCACCCGCACCGCCGATCTTGATGATGCTGGTGGCGCTACCGCCTGCACCGCCTGTGCCGGTGCCGTAATGCAGGACAGCATTGCCCTCAGAAAAGGCCAACTCCGCATTGGCCAGGCTCACGGGTGCGCTGCTGCCCGTTGAGCGCTTAATGCGGATGGTGTTGGCCACGGTTACAGGCGAGACACTGCGTTGCGCCTAGGTTTCCGCTGGCCGGCTTAGAAGTTGCCGCCGTCAGTCAGTGTGGTGAGCGTATTGATGTCGTTGCCTCTCCAGCGATCCGTCGTGCTGTCGTAGTACAAGACGCTTCCCTCCACTGGCGCCGCAACCTCCACGTCCGTGAGGTCGCTCATTGTGATCACACTGATCAGCGGTGGACCCTGCGGGCCAGCAGTTGCCACCACCACCGCAGCCGGTGCTGCTGGGGCAGTGACCTCTACAACCTGTTCCTCAACCTCGGTGATGACGACCTGGCCGGTGCTGATCACCTCAACGGAGTTGTCCATCGCTATGCCGGTGTCGTGAAGCCCTCGCTGGGCCGCACAATTCCCTCAAGGTAATACTCACGCAACCCTGTCAAGTTGACGAGCATCACGTCGTAGCGAGCGTCATCACCGAGCGGTAACGCAGCGGTCACAGCATGAGGCAAGGTGAGCTTCACCTGGCCGGTGCTGTAATCCACCTCGCTCACGGTGAAGTCGCCATATTTGGTTGTGCGTGCCTTGTCCCACACCTGCGCCAACACGGTCCAACCGTCAATGTCGATGCCGGTCCCCGTGGAATCCTTGAACTGCACCAGCAGCTCGTAATCGGCCCTGCGCTGCGGCCTGATGTTGTAGCTCGCTGGGGTGATTGCCATACCCAAAGTTGCCGGTGCCTACAGCTCCGGTACGCGGTCTGGGTTGGTCTGGATGTCCACGCGCATCTGCGATCTGGGGCCTGCACCACGCGGCACGTTGATCTTCACCGCGTTGCTGTTGGGGTAGGCCCAAAGCAGCCGCCCCGCCACATCCTGCAGGCTGGCGTCACCGCTCCAGTCCACCAGATACAGCGTCCAACGGCTGAAGGCTTGCTCTTGGCTGTACTGGCGGATCGGCACCAGCTCCGGTTCGCGCAGGATCACGCACTCCAAACCATGCACGGTCGTGTTGGCCGGCAGGCTCTCGCCTTCCCCGCGCACGCTGATCGCTGGGGTCTTGGTGCCGTTGGCCAGCACATACACACCCAGCACGTCCACCAGCGTGGTTTCCAGCTCGGTGCGTAGTGACAGCAAGTTCATGCCCTAATTTTCCGGTCCGAGCAACAGCAGGCCAGCTTCGATCCAGCCAAACCCCTTGCGCTTGGGTAGTTCGACGCGGTGGGTCAACAATGGTCGATCCAGGTCGCGCAGTAAGACGCTGCCGCTGATCGGCCCACGAACAAGCACCAATCCGCCGCGCACGTTGCTGCCCTCAAATGCAGGGGCCAGCACCCACACCGCATCGTCGTCGCTGTGCCAAGCGCGTGGGCTCGGAGGCTTGCAGTGTTCCGTGGCGCTCGCCAACACCTGCTGCCAGCAGGTGAGCAGCATCGGCGGGGCTTTGCCCTCGTGCCGCAATGCCAACGCGACGGCCGCTACATCGGGGCGGAACGGCTTGTCATCTTCCCGCTCACCTTGGAACAACGCAAAGTCGTTGGCGGTGAACGGCTTGCTTTGCTTCTTGCTGTCGCGGTTGATGTTGGCGGTGAGCGCCATCAACTGGGCGGTGGGCAGCTCGGCTAGGGCCGCCTGCTCCCGTTGGATGCGCCGCAGTTCACGCCACATCTGCAGCACCTCACGCCGCAGCTCCGCGTGAAACAGCTCTCGCCTGTAGGTGCCGGGGTAGTGGTGAAACAGATCAGCCGCTATTGCGGCCCAGTCGGTTTGCGGCTTTTGCCACTGGCCGCTCGCGGCTTTCCCAGCTCCTCTTCCGTCACCGGCTCACTGGGCATCTCTTCAGCGGCTTGCTCGTCGAGCACCAGCTGCCAGATGCCTTGGAAGAGAACTCGATCCAGCTTGCGGGTGTCGTCCATCGTCCAGTCCGGCAGGCTCAGCCGGCTTTGCACGAGCGCTGTAACGGAGGCTTCCATGTTGCGCTGCCCAGCAGCGCTGTAGCACTTGGCCACCTGGGCAATGCGCTCGGCATGACGGAGGCGGATCTCCTTGGCCGCATCCTCTTGATCGCTGCCGGTGATGGCACCTTCGATGATGCTGAACGCTTCGCTCAGGCTGATCTCTTCCTCCTTGGCAATCGCATCTGCAATCTGGGCGCCGGTGACGAAGCTGCTCTGTTGATCGGCCAGCAGTTCTGCGATCACGGCGCTCTCACCAACGGTGAGGCCACCGCGCTCTTCCATTTCGATGATGCCGCTGTGTTCAGTACCGATCCGGCGGGTGGTGGTGGGTGCCGGTGGCTTGATGAACGGGAGCAGAGGCATATAAGTAAGAAGCGAACCTAGCTTGCCGGTGGTTTAGGCATAGATAGCTTTTCTTGCAACTTGCGCTCTGCCGTGCTGCGTAGGAACGCATGACGGTTGGCGCTGGTGAGCAGTTTGAGCTGCTGCAGGAGTTGATCGGGGGTCATCATTTAGCGGCGGATGATGTAAGGAGCGCCATAGCGCCGGTTGGAGAACCATTGGTAGTGCGCTGCGGCATTGTTAGTGCCGCCGCTACTTGGCAACGCTTGGGCGCCTGACATATAGCCTTCAAAGCCATTGATCGTGATCATGTTGCCGATGATGCGCGGCCAGCTGGTCCACAACGGCTGAGGTGCTGGTGAGATCCTGAAGTTGTCTTCTGTGGTGTCCCACGCTTGGCCAGGCTCAATCGGCAGGCTTTCCAGGCGGTACTGGGTGCCGGTGATGGTAGGCACGACGGCACCAACAGCAAAGCGGTCTAAGTTTTGATGGGCGGTGTGGATTGGTACGAAGTCGTAGAACTCGTCTCTGCTTGCATCAAAGATGGGTAGGTACAGCAGGTCGTAGAGCGCATCGGTCACACCATCGGCATAGTCAACCCCCAGCGGGTATGGGAAGACATCATGTGGCTGCGTCAAGTCAAATAGAAACGGGATGATCTGCGCCGGTTCTTCGTACCAAGCCACCAGCTGGTGGTGGGGTTCATCTGGTGCCAAAGCGGTAAGCATCGCTTCAGTGCCGTTGTAGTCGCCAGGTGTGTAGTCAACTGTCTCTGTGTTGCTGACGACCGTGAAGAAGAGCGGGTTTTGTGGTGAGGACGCTGAGTAGACACTGGTGCGTGTAGCGACAAAGAGCCCTAAATCCACTGCAGTGCTGCTGAGTACACCTGTGCTGATGTTGACGGTGCGCAGAAAACCAAAGGCTTGTGCCGCATAACGCGATGTCTGCGTTTGCTCTGGGGCCACATTGCCGATGCTGGCAAACAGCTCAGCGGTGATGACCTCCACCATGTAAAAGGTGGTGCCATCAAAGCTGGCATCCATGTACCTCTCAATTAGATCAACGCTGCGGCTGCTGTAGGTCTCTGTGAACACCGACGCCAAGTTGAACTGCACGTCGTCCAGCACAAACTCGGTGACCGGGCGGTTCAAGCGTTCGGCGTACAGCAGGCTCAAAGAGTCACCATTCACGCGGCCTGTGTCTCGCACAGTTGTTTCTGACGAACGTGCAGCGCGGATCACCAGCTGCAGTGCGCCGTACTTGCCGCCAAAGCGATGGGCCGCAGGGCGTAGACCCGCACGCCTAACAGCAGGGGCGGATCGGCCGTATTGCGCCACCTGCTCCGGTTGCTGCTGCGCGGCTTCAGCGCGACCGCGCACCCGTGCATCACGCCGCTGGACTAGATCGCGGTAGCGCTGCGCATCACGCGCTTCGCGGTCACGGCGCAACAGCCCGCCATCACCATCGCCGCTCGTGACGTTGATGGTGGTGGCCATCAGTCATCCTGCGCCAGCTGCAGCACATAGCTCTTGCTTTGACCGGCGGCCAACGTGATCGACGGCGTTTCGACGTTGATGCTGTGCAGATACAGCTCGGTGCCGATCTTGAGGCACATCGTGTCGTAGGTATAACCCGCACCGCTGGCGGTGAATTGGGCGGTGATGTTTGGTAGCTCGTAGCGGGTGGTGCCAGCGTTGTAGCTGCCGGTGCCGATGGTGCCGGTCACAGCGGCATAGCCGTTGCCGCTCAGTTCCGCTGCTTCCCACTCCGCAGCGGTAGAAGCCACCGTCAGGCTGCCCCTGACAGCCAGAAAGATCTTGTAGGTGCGGCCTTCAAACAGGGCGACGGCCTGGCGCTCCAGTTCTTTTGGCGTAATCGTCAGTACAGAAGCCATGATCAGGCAATCGAGAGGACGCCGGTGGTCGGGTCAAAATCGACCACGAAGCTTTCGCCGCTGTTAAGCGTCGTCGCTACGCCGTAATCCCAGAAGCCCACCAGCTCGTCATTGGTGGCACTGTCGTCGTAAAGCACAGCCCAGCGAAACGGTCCAATGCTGCCGCCGCTGGCGGTCCACGCGGTCGGGTCGTTGCAGATCAGGCGGTAGGTGCCGCTGGTCTGGCTGCTGCTGACCGTGCCGGCACTATTGCCACCGGCGGTGTAACCGTTGCCTGCGGCGATCTCAGTGATGTCGGCTACGACGCTATCGCTGGCGCTGGGTTGGGTGTTAGTGAGCATCACCTTCAGCGTGGCAGTCTGAAAGTTGTGCTTACCCTCTGCCAGCGCCTCCACAAATGAGTGGAACTTGGTGAACTCGGCCATCTACCGACAACGCGACAGGGTTTGCCTAAGTTGCCCGTCAGCCGATCACGCGCACAACCTTGCGCCAACCAGGCTCCATGGGGAAGTCGGCGCCAGCAGGGGCAGCCACTTGATTGACGAAGATCGGGTTTTGCAGCAGCTGATCAATCTCGCTCGGCTGCACCGGAGCGCTGACGCTAAAAATCACCTCGCCGGTGGGGTCTGGCCAGGAGTAGCCAAGCGCAGTCACGACAGCCATCAGCTGGTCCTCACCCAAAGGCCACCGATACAGGTGTAGTTACTACCGCCGATGGTGGTTGTATCCCCCCAGACGCCTGTGTTGGCATTGCTAGTCAGAAAATCGTCTGACGGGCGGCCGAGATAGTGGTTGTAGCCAAACTGCGGCGTTAGTGTTCCAAAGTAACCGTTGCCGTTCGTGTTGTCGGGAATCCAAGCGGAAAGACCCCCGCTAGACTCACCATTTCCGCGCACTGGCGTATAAGTAGTGTTGTTGCCTTTGACGGGCACATGGCGGATGAACGGATAAAGAGGCGCAGAATTGTTATTGCCTCCGGTCACGTATATCCATTTGGACACTGCAGAGGCTGGGTAGTATCCACCAGAAATCAGGTCGCTGGTGTCTAGGCGCATCAGCACATGCGTGGAGTAGCGCTGGACAGCGCTGTCGCGCCAGCTGTAGACAAACCACGGACGGGTGCCAGCAGGTTCATACGCGACGAAAGCAGCCCCTCCATATGCAAAATCTTCGGTATAGGCGTAGCTTCCACTTGTTGTACTGTATGCACCGTAGCCGTTGTTTGCGCTTCCGGCTGTTCTGTTGTAGTACAGCCTATCGTTAATCGTATTTACTGAAGTACCTGCAAAGCGCCGGTGGAACAAGATGCCCCAGTCGCTCGTGGTGTCCGCCTCGCGTGCTCGTAGCACCCACTGCACATAATCTGTGTCCGCTCGGTTGGTGGCAGTGCCAGGGTTGGCCACCATCTCGATGATGGTTGTGTCATTGATCGCATTGATCCACGACGACAACTCAGTGTTCAGTAGGTATGACGGGTCGGTAGTCTGCCAAGTCGCACTAGCCCAATCCTGCGCAGCTGAGGTGGTCCAAGTTGTGGTAGTAATTGCCATCAGCTGATCTCCTCATAGTTGATGCTCAGGTCGATGCTGCTGCTTGCCGATGCCTTGGCCTTCAGCACATCACCCTCTTCTAGGTAGATGTACTCGTTCTTGTCAGTCACGATCAGACTTTTGCCGGTGTCTAAAGCGCCGGCCTTGATCACGTAAGTGGCAACACCGCTGCGCTCAATCGCAATGTCCACTGACACCGTGCCGCCACTGACGTTGGCAGCGCGGATTGCGTTGAGCTTGTAGACCTTGCCGCTGGCAGCGCTGTTTGTCACCACCGCCGCCAAGCTGGTGGTCAACGCCGCCACCGCTGTCTTGCCGGTGATCGTGGTCGGAACTCGTAGGTTCGGGGCTGCCATCGGCTCAAGTCAGGGTTTAGTCAGCCCACCAGACAGGCTGCAGTTCGCTCTCAAAGCTGTAGTGCTGCAATGCCCAGTTCTCAAAATACGAGTTGTCTGGTTCTGGGGTTAGGAAGAACGCCCCGGCCTTTGCTTGCAACACATAGTGGTGCAGCAATGTGGCGGGATGTCCCGTCAACACAAGGTTGCCGGTCTCTGCTGGGTTGGGGTTGGCCTGCTGGCCGGTTACACCGAACGCGCCGGTGCCAGCTTCGAGGCGCAGGGCATACAACGCACGAGTGCGTGTCACCAGAGCACCCAACTCGGTGGTGCTGCTCAGCGCATAGGGATAGGGCACCACATCGCAGCGGGTGCGGCTGCGGCCCAGCAGCGTTAGCGTTTCATTCCAAGGGGGGATGACCGCAGCCACCGTTGCTTCGGCAACGCCTGTGCTCGGGTTGACGGTGACAGTTGGCTCGTCTGGGAAGGTGGTAACACCTGGCGCCACCGGCACCCACGGCACACCGCTGCCGCCGGCTACGCCCCAATACAGCGCATCGACGCTGGCCACAACGCCATCGCTGGAAAATGCCCAGCTCATGCCGTTGGCGCGGTATTGCACCGTAAGGCTGTCGCTCTTCAGGTAGATCGGCGCAAACGGCGCTGCTGGTAAATGCTTCGGGTGGAGTTGCAGGTTGACGCCGTAGCGGTTGCCCAGCAGCAGGCGGTTTTGGATGGTGCCGTAACGCTGCGCCTTGATTGCTGCATCACCGCGCACGATCAGACCAGACGCGCTCAGGTAGTCGTCGCTTTGGTACGGCATGGTGAACACCACGTCCCGTGCCAAACCGCCGCCCGTGCCGCCCGCAGCAAACGCCAGCTCCTCCACGGTTTCGGTGTTGATGCTGGAGTCCTCGCCAGCTTGGGCGCTATACGCCTGCAAGAGACGCTCGCTAGCTGGCGGTCTAACCTCACCCGCAGGTAAGCCGTACTGACGTTGGGTGGATACCTGAACGTCCTCAGTTACTACGTTTTCTTTGGCTGAGTTAAGAAAAGCGGCTAGCTGGTCGGCATTACTAAAAGGACTGTTCTCTTTGATCTCTGCAATGGCCTGCTGACCGCCAAGTGAAAGTGCCCAGTTGACCCTTGTGGTAGTAGTTGTTTTGGTGCCAAGGACCGTAGGGAGCCATTCCTCGCCAGCCGCCAGATACATGCCGCGTGGTCTCGGTGACTTGATAATTTCGGTGTCAGTAATAACCTCGCTGATTAAGATCAGATCTGAACTGACTACGTACCAGCTAGTGGTGCCGCCGCTTTGGTAGACAGCGCTGATGTCTAAGCTCCCAACCCAAGCAAACTCAGGCAGATAGCGCCGCTCTATCTGCTGCACTTGCTCACCGTCTTCGTTGTACTTGTAAAGAGTCTCGATTTCTTCATTCGCCTGCAGGCGAGCATTGACGCCAATGTCTGCACTACGCAGTTGCGCTACATAGGAACCAGCTGCCTCTGCTAGCATCCTGCGGTTGCGGGTAAGCCGTCGAATCGGCTTGTTGCTTAAATCAGCACCCTCACCTTTGGAGCTATAGATCACGCAGGTGTCATTGTCCCAGCCGTCGTTCTTACCAAAGGTTGTTCTTGTTTCAGTGTAAGGAGTGTGGTCGTAAGTCTCTTCGTAGGTCTGACCGCCAAACACGTAACGAATAGTGTGCGGCTCTGGCTCACCCGTTTGGCTCTCAAACTCCCAAGAGTCGTCGCTGTTCTTTGCGTAGCTTTGCTCACGCTCCTCTCGCTCCTGCTCTGTCTGGGCTTGCTTGTCTTCAACAAGCCTTAGCGATTGATAACGCACATATACAGCTTCACCGGGAAGCTCGCCGACGCCGATTCCGTTGATGTCAACAACATCGTCTTTAGTGATGCGTGGGCCGGTAGTGGAAGCGTCATGCAGGCTGATCACCTGCAGAGTTTCGGTGGCATCGAGATAGCCGAAGTAGCCCTCCGAGAGAAGCAAGTCGCTTAACACCTGCACATAGCCTGACGAGAAATCAAACTCGTCAATCATGAAGCGGTTTGTGAGCGGATTACCGCTAGCGCTTATGCCCAACGCCCCCAAGCACTTGGCCATAATCCCTGATGCGCTGATCGGCACGGGAATTACGGAGCCGTCTTCTTCGTTGTTCTCTTTTGGATACTCAATGTAACCGTTCAGGCACTGCTGGCGACGGCCAGTTTCTGTTGCTGGACGGTCTTCGTCTGGGTCCAATGCTGACGGTTTGGGGCCAAGCGATTCCAAGTAGGTCAGCTTGCAACCCAGTTCCACCTTGGTGGTTCGGCGGAACGGGTCGGCAAAGCTGCTCAGCACCCGCAGCTTGCGCGGGATTGCGGTCGTTACACCGTTGCGGGTGTAGCTGAAGGTCACAACCGCGCCAGGCTTTGGGGTGACGACACCGTTCAGCTCACAGCTGCCCCGCACCTTCACTAGGCCGTTGCCTTGGATGTAGTCGTCGCTGATGTTGCCGCTGATCAGCGTGCCCAGGCTGCAGCTGACGGTGGCGCGTATGTCGATGGCCATCAGAGGATCTGCAGCAGAGTGAGGCTGACGTTGTATCGGGTGCTCTTCACACCCGCGTTGATGATCACTTCAGCGCTGGCTGATGGTGGAGTCGTGGGAAACCAACTGCCCACTGCTGGCACCGCTGCCACCGTCGTGTCGTACCAGTTCAGCAAGTTGTCAAAGGTGCCGCTGGTGATGTAGCCCTCCACCGCATAGACCCGGTGCGCTACGAGCGGGCCAGTGATGTAGCTGGTGCCTGCCGCAGTCATCGCCACTGATGGACCGTCTTGGCGGCTTTCCAGTGGGCTGGTGAGTTTGATCACCACCGTGCCTAGCGTGATCGTGCCGAGGTCAGGGCGTTCGGCCTCGCTGCGTTGGCGGTTCTTCTCTTGCTGGCGTAGCAGCACTGCTAGCGCTTGCGCAGCGTCCACCACCTCAGCTGTGGTGCTGATGTACGGCCCGACCTGCTCACCCACAGGGGCGTTGAGGAACCAGCAGGCCACACCGGCCCAGCTCAAGCCATTGGCGCTGGCGGTCAAGCTGACGGTGGTGCCCACACTGGCGCTAAGCAGCGTGTCGGTGTCAGTGATGCGAGCATCGCGCCAGTTGTTGTAGACGCTCAGCAGCTGCGACCACTGGGCTGGGGTCAGTAGCCCTGACATTCGCCACTTGCGTGCCGTAAGGCCGCTAATGGTCTCGGTCTCGTCGTAGCCGAACGGCTGAGCCGTCAGGGTGGACGCGGTGAAAGGTCCGATGGTGACAGTCATAGCCTTGAGTTGACGGCGCCAACGACATCACCGCTGGCGCTTCCGCCAGGAACGTTGACCGTCACCTTCCAGTCCTTGTTAAGCAGCTCTTTCTGCGCTCGGGTGTTCTCGTCGATAGCTTGACCAAGATCACGCTCCGCTTTCGTAAAGCTTTCCGCGAAGTTCGCCAGCTCAAACAGTCGGTCCGGCGAGGAAATGTCTATGCCTTGGCGAATCACACCGCGATCAACCAAGGGTTGAATGGCAGCACGCGCCTGGGCGATTTGACTGCGAGCAAATCCAGGGGTCAAGAAGTCAAGGTTAGATCGCACCAGTGAGTTGTAACTATCACGCGCCGACTTCAAAGCATCGGCAGCAGTCTTGGCATTCTTTACCAAGCTGGCGCCGGCTTCGGCATAGGCTTGGCGCACTTCGGCATTGGCCTTTTGCTGGGCGATCAATAGCTCATCAACACGCTGGCTGCTACGGGTGCCGTCCTTGCCATCACCAGCCGGTTTTGCCAGCTCTTCTTGCAGCTTGAGTTGCGCTGCTTTTGCTTGCGCAACCCGCTCTTCAATCCCAAGCTTGTTTTGCAGGACCAAAAGCGCTGTGCCTTCAGCCGTTGCCAACTGATTGGCTGCAGCAGTCCTTGATTTCAAGACCTGCAGCTCCAAAAGGCCAAGCTTTTGGATAGCAAGGCGCTTTGCATCCTCCTTCGCGCCTTCGGCTGCTACCGATGGCGCTGAAGCGCTTGCAGGTGCTGCTGTGGCAGTGGAGTTGGCTCCAGTTGCTTCATTAACTTTGGCCAGCTCTTCCTTAAGAAGATCTTGAAGGATGGCCTCTTTAACACCAGTTGCAGAGCCCTTATAGGTTTTGCCTTTGTACTTAACCGTGACAGCACCAAAAAAGCCACTACCACCTAGTGGGCCAATCGCTTGCTGAACGATATTGGCCGCTTCTGTATCTCTCCTTTTGACCTGCTCAGGCGTCAACGCAGACACCTGATTAAGTTTGGCCAGCACATTATTGAGCTGTGCAATGAAGCCACCAAGCAGTGGGGTCAGCTTGCTATCAAGGGTTGTTGCCAGATTGGAAAAGCCATTACCGATCTGCTGCAGTCCGCTGCTGATTGTCTTGGCATTCGTACCGGCTGCCTTGGCAGCCTCACCAGAGGCATCAGCCTGGCGACCCAAGAGTTCGTTGTACTTGACCAGTTGATCATTCAGTAAAGGCTGCACTGCAGCTTGCGCCTCAACACTGCCAAGCAAAACGGCAATTTTGTCGGCCGCACCACCTGTCTTCTGCTGAATGTCAGTGAGGACACCGCCAAATCCTTTTGCCTGCAGGGCGTTGACGTTGAACTCAATACCTAGCGACTGCGCTAGTTCTTTGGCTTGCTCTGATGGCTTAATAATGCTGGCGAGCGCTTGACGAAGGCCTGTGAAGGTCTGCGCAACAGGAACACCGCGCAGCGTTGCCGTCGCAATCGCAGCGTTCAGCTCTTCAATGCCAACACCTGACGCGGCAGCAATCGAAGCGATGTTGCCGATTTCCGCTGCATACTGGCGCACCGTGATCACACCATCAGCCTGTGTCTGCACAAAGCCATCAACGATCTTTGATGCGCTAGCAGCTGAAAGGCCATAGGCATTAAGAACGCCGGTCAGAGCAGAGGCAACATCGTTGACCTCAGCAAAACCACCTTTGGCACCAATGGCAGCTGCCCTCAGAATTTGCGTTGCATCAGCAGCCGAAGAAAAACCAGAACTAGCCACGTCATAGGCAGCCTTGGTGAGATCAATCTGGCTGATGTTGCTATCAAGTTCAACAGAAAGCGCCCTAAGTCTAGACTTTAACTCTTGCGAATCAACACCCAAGGTCTCCACTGCCGCACTGGCAGAATCCAGCTGCGTAATCTGATCAGTTGTAAAGAACGCAATACGCCTTGCTGTTTCCAAAACTGCAAGCGCAATGCCAGCCTTGGTTGCAAACTCGCCAAGACGCAGGCCAGTGCCTTGAGCTGCAACACCAATCCGATCTAGCCCAGCAGCCTGCTGCTGTGCAACGGTGAGAAACTTTCCTGTCGCATCACGCGCTCGCCCTTGTGCATCAACGAAATACTGCAAGCCATTGGCTGCAGTCAAAATCGGCTTATTGGTTGCCGTAAATGCTTGGCCAACAGCTTGACCAGTTGAGCGAGCCTGTCGCTCAGCAGCCTGCAAACCAGCCTTCAGGCGAGAGTCGTCAACGCTGATACTTAATACAGCTGAGCCAAGACTCTCCGCCACGCATCTGACCGGCTTTAGATCTAGCTTGCCCTTTCGCGGGAAGCTAGATCATGACAAGTGCACTCGCCGGGCTCGCCAACGCCACTGCAGTCTTTGAGCTGCCCACTGTTGGCACTATCACGGATCCAACCACGGGCAACGTGTTGCCTGCGACTGAAACCCTGCAGGTCAACCTTTATTTGCGGCAAGGCGCTTCGTCCTCGTCAGATTTTCCAGGCGTTGACAGTGAGGTGGAGACCTTTGAAGGGTATGCGGTCAACCCGCAAGCCCTTGATGCCCGCATCAAGCCCGGTGTGACTGGCACGCTCAATTTTGCAGGGCAAGGCAGCGTGGCCTGTGAGGTCATCGGCTCGCGCTTTCCCTTTGGCGCCTCCGGCACCATTGGTTCAACATTGCAGCAGGTCCTGGGCGACAAGATCCGGCTGGTTCGTTACCGTCAGAACTGATGCCGATTCAAATCAAGGCAAGCCTGAAGCTGACCGGTTGGAATGCCAATCAGCTCAAGCTAAGGGTGCCGCAAATCCTGACCAGCTATGGCAAGGTCTTGGGTGATCAGCTCAAGGAAGAAATCAAAACTACGCAGTTCACTTGGCCGCGTGCCACCAAACGACGCAACGGTCAAACAGTGACCAGCCCAAGGGACATCGTGGATCTTGGCGGGCTGCTGCGTTCACAGCGCCGTGATCGCCCAAGCGCCACAGAGCTGCGCTTCACATGGGGCGCCAAGAGCAAATCAGGCTTCACCTATGCACCGCTGGTGTTGACCGGCTACACCACAAACCGTGGCACGGTTGTACCCGGTCGAAACTGGATTAAGCCGGCACTAGAGAAGCAGCCGCTAGAACAGTTTTTTGCTGAGCAGTGGCGACGCTTAGACGGCATCAGCGGGCTGTAGGCAAAAAAAAGCGGCCATCTCCAGCTGGCCGCTTCATGACTCACCCGACAGCTTAGTTTGCTCAGGCAACCGTAGCGACGGTCAGTACAGCAGCAGTGTCGCCAGTGCCGTAAACCGAAGCATCCAGGATGGTGAGAGTATCGCCGACCTTGTAGTTGTTGCCACCAGAAACAACCGTGACAGTCTGGATTACACCGGAGCCGTCCACAGTGGTGGTCACAGTGGCACCCTTACCGGAACCATTGCCGTTGGCAGGGGTCAGAGGCACCAGGGCCACAGCAGACGCTGCAGCAGCCAGGCCGGCGCCGCCGCTGGTGACGGTCAGCGTGGCAACAGGATCACCCTGCTGGTAGTTCTTCGGTGCGCCATAGCCCAGCAGGTCGAAGCTGCAGCTAGCAATCGAACCAGCCTCCAGCGATTCGCTCCAGTTAGATACGAACGCCACACCAGCGTCCACCTGTGGGTCGGCGTTGCTGCTGCCCACCAGAGGCAGTTCGCGATACCACTGCACCGCCACGTTCTGCGCGGAATCCTGTGCAGCACGCTTGAGGATCTTGTAACCCTCAGAGGTGGGGTCGAGATTTAGGGCGCAGCTGATCGTGTAGCTGTTGCCAGTCACGATCTGGCTGGTGAAGCCAAAGTCCGACTGATAATCCAGCACCTGCTGGGTATCAGAACTCACCGAGATGGAGGTATTGGTGAGCGACAGCACCTCAGTCATTGAGGTGTTGTCTGTTGGCGAGGCAGATGCGGTGGTGCCCAGCTTCACCCAGAAGCGGAGGTCCAACGCTGCAAAGTAGGTTCCAGCCACTGGCTAAGCGAAAGGCAGATGCCTTAGCTTGCCCTTGCTAGCTCTAGTTCTTCTTCCGCTTCAAGCACCTCCATTGGTGTCAGGCGCGGGCAGACGTGCAGATCAAAGCCTTTGACATCGTGCGCGATGCCAGCCGTTGCTAGCAAGGCATCCTTGAGATCTTGACGGCTGCAGCTCAATTCCTTGCAGATGGCAGGGGTCTGCCAACCCAAGGCCATCAGTCGCCGCGCTTGGTTACCCAGCAGGCGCACCTTATGGCTGGCCTTGATTGTCCAGTTGCTACCGCGCAGGAAGTGCAGCACTTCGCCTTGAGCAAACGTCCAGAAGATCGTGCTCAGTTTTCCCTTAGCCGGATCCCATGCTTTGCAGGCCTTGATGAAGGCCAAGTCGACGCAACTGTAAATGTCCTCACGGGCCATGCAATGGCCGTATTTGCGGCCAAGCTTCCCGCCGAACATGCGGATCAATCCGATGTTTTCGGCATACATGCGGCCAAAGCGTCGCTGCTCCTCACGGGTCAGCGGCTTGGCGAGATGGTTCAGCGTGCGCTTCTTTTCAACTGCAGCAGGTGGTGCAGCGAAGAGTGATAACTGGCCAGAAGCAACGCGCATGGCCATAGTCTAACTTCGCACCACGCGAATAGTTCCAACCGATGCGGAAGCACCGCTCAGGCATAGACAGCCAAGCACTTTGATCAGATGTGGCAGCAGGTTCAGAGCGTTCTTGCTTTCAGCTTGTCCAACGTCTTTGAACTCCACATCAATGACATCGACCTTTGCACGCTTCAGGTTGGCGTTAGGGATGCCAGGGATCAGCTCACGACTGGAGGCACCACCGCCCAAGAGCGCATCACCATCACCCAGCAGGTATTCGGCGAGGTCAAACGTAGCCTGCTTGACCTGCTTGGGAATCTCGCTGCTGGTATAGCTCCAGTCACCACATTGCGCTTCGCTGCGAGGCCAGAGCAGTGCTTGTGTGGATGTGGCTTTGGTGCCGATGTAGCTCAACTCATCGAGATAGCGCGTGGCCATGATCAGCGCACGACCTTTGTTGTCGGTCGTGGCCGATGACCAGCTGAGGGTACCGAGGTACAAATCAGCCAAGGCATCAGCAGCCGCCACGGTCAGATAGCTGTTGGCATCAGCAGCGCCAGCAGTAGCAACGACAGTGACGGTCATAGCGGCACACCCTTGCCGCTAGCTTGCCCGCCTAGCGCTTAGGTGACTGCCAGAGCTTGACGGCACGATCAAAGCTGATCTCACCGTCTAACAAGCGTTGGCCCAACTTCTTGCCAAAGATGGCCTGAGCAGTCTCGGGGTTGTCTTTGACCCACTGCTTGGCAGCCACCTTGAACGAGAGCGCACCTTCTGGGCCATCACCATCAGCAAGCCGATTGGGCTGCACTGGGTTGCCCTGCGGATCAGTCATGGCCTCATTGCGCCACTTCCAAGGCACCAGATAGCAACGGCACTGCGGGTGCGGTGAGACCTTGCGGTAATCGGTCGGAAACCGCTTGCCGTCCAGCTTCAGGCAGATCGGGCACACGTCCGAGTCGAGTACGGCCGTCCAGGCCAAGCCGTCCGGTCCCATCCAGTCCGGGTCCGCTTCAAACTCATAGATCGCCTGCTGCGCGGCATTGCCCACTTCCTGCACACCGGTGCGGATCAGGGCTTCGACGTTGTTCTCGGTGATGCGCACCACGGCGCTCTCGTAGGTGGCGAAGGTTTCACCGCCGATGTCTGACAGACCAAGGCGTGCAAAGCGCTCCACACGATCAGCCACCAACGCCGGCAGGCTCTGCGTGAGCTGCGTGCTCATCGTCTTCCCGGCCACCACGGCATCGTTGACGATCCGCTGCACCTGAGCCGTAGATGCTGACGCTGCGCCTTCATTGATTAGGTCACCGCCGGCCATGGTGACCATGCGGCGGGCGAAGCTCAGCTGCTGCTCCACAAACGGCCGCAGGGCTTCTTGCAATGCCGCCAGCTGCGGCACACCAAAGCTCTCCTGCACGCTGCGGGCCACAGCCGCCACCACCGCACTGATGGTCTGCTCACGGCCAGGGCCAACGCTAAGCACACCAGACTGACCGACTACTCGCTCTACGGCGATCAGCGTGGTGCGTAGGTCTCTCAGTGCTTGACGGATCAGGCGATCTTCTAGCTGTTTTTGCCGCAGCGCATTGCGAAGGAACTCCTCAACTTGCTGCGACAGATCAGCCACGCCCTTGTCCTCTCAGCTTTTTGCGCCCGTGATTTGGCCGGCTGTGCTGGCCATACCCTTGCCGGGTCTTCTTGGGTTTGCCCTTGGTAAAAAGGCGAGCACCAACACCCGCCTTAGCTTTCACGGCCATCAGACCTTGTAAGCAACAACCTTGCCAGAGGTGAGCGTCACCGAGGTGAACAACCCATCAATGGCACCGCCTGCTGGGATGGGTACAGCAGAGAAGGTGTTACCACTGGCGTTTTGCACCGTGGCCGTGTTGATCACCGATGCCTCAAGTGCATAGAGGCGAAAGAAGCGCCCGGTATGAGCACTGGTGTCAGTGATCAACTCGAAGCCAGCACCACCAGGAGTGCCAGCGGTTTCGGTTGCTTGGAAGACGGCCATCAGCCTTCCTCCTCAACCTTCTTGCGCCCGCGCTTGGGGGCTTCTTTCTGCTCAGGCATGGAGCAGACTTCCGGCTCTGTAGAAACAGAGGCCACTGCCGAAGCAGCAGCCTCCTCTTCTTCACGACGAGCCAGGTTGAACCCGGTCAGTCCCATGAAGATCAGCCTCAGTCGAAGTTGCTGGTGACGGTGCCGCGCACGATGCCAATGTTCTTGGTCTCGTACACCTTGGTCCAGTTGGTGATGGTGGCCAGAGTTGCCTGCGAGGGGTTAGCACCGCCGGCGGTCTGGTACTGGGAACCGATGGGGTGGAACACGTTGTGCCAAGACACAGCCATGTAGTCGGCCAGCGCGAGGATGTCGCGGTCCACCTCTGTTTTGAGGCCTTGGGCTTCACCCGATGCGACTGCTCCTGGGGTGAAGAAATAAGTCGAATACTTCTTCGAGGAGCCAGAGCCGCTGGTCTGCACATCGTCGGAGACGATCACGCGCATACCCATGTAGAAGGGCACGCTGTCATCGGCGGTGTAAGCACCAGCCACGGAACCACCAAACACGTCGGGGGTGGCAGCGTTAGAAGCAGCAGCGGTAGCGCGAGCTTCGGTTGCAGTCACGTAGTCAATGGCACGACGCTCAACGAGGTCGTAGTAGACAGCCGAGTGCATACAGATAGCGCTCAGCTTGTCGCCTTGATCACCCAGCAGGGCGCGAGCCTTGGCAACGTGGCGAGGGGTGAGGGGGGTCTCACCAGAACCGCCGGCATCGAAGGTCAGGTCGATGAAGGCAGCGCCAGTGTTGGCAGAACCCACAGCACCGAACACACCAGCAAGGGTGGCCAGCAGATCCTTCTGCTGTTGGTGAGCGATGTAAGCAGCCACCTTGTTACCGATGGCGGCCATCGGGTCAGCTCCGGCAGCGAGCTTCGCTAATTCCCGAACTCCCCACGCACGGCCGCGATGCAGCACAACACCGCGCTGCTTGTCGGCGGTGATGTTGCCAGGGGTCAGGCTGGCGTTGTCAGCCAGCACTTCAGCGTCGCCGCTGAGGTTGGCATCGAAGAAAGGCACGTTCACGTAGTCGCCGCCATCGGCAACAGCGTTGAGGGCCTCAAGGGGCTGCACAACACCGGAAGCGATGAAAGCATTGCGAAGAGTGGTGGCCTCTTCCAGATACGGAGTAAAAATCTCCGGGATGACGATATCCGAGCGGACTGTTGCCGCCATGGTCTTTTCTCCTGAAGAGAGTGGTTTGTGGTGCGGCCACAGGCCAATGGGTCAGCACAGCCTTCCCTCTTGCCTGTAAGTATGCCAAAGGGAGTTACTTACCAGCTGCAGCTTTTAAGCGTGCGTAGAGTTCAGGATCGGTTTTGTAGATCCGCGCCTGCTCGGTGAGGTTGTAGTGCTCACGCGAGAAGGGGTTTTTGCTACCGGCAGGTAGTTCAGCGCTGCTGCGGCCAACCGGTGCACCGGTGCCTGCAGGTTTAGGTGCCTTCAGGCGGTACTGCGGCAGGCTGGTGCGTGCCCAGTCGCTGATCGGTGTGCGCTGGTAGCCGTCCACGACGACGACGCTGCCGTCTGCTTCGCGCTCAATCTGATCAGGCTTAAGCCGCAACCTGATTACCTCATCGGGATCGTGCACGGTGTCGGCAAGAGCAGCGACCGCAGGACCGATCACCTTGAGTTCACGGTTCTCGGCTTCTAACTCTGCGACACGAGCCTGCAGCTGCGATTCACGTTCGCGGTACTGCTGCTCGTAGGTTTTGAGCGCTTCGTCGTACTTGCCTTTGGATTCCAGCTGCTGCTGCTCCACCTTGCGCTTGAAGTCCAGCAGTTCTTGGACATCAACCCCATCGGGAACTTCAGGCAGCTTCTTGGCCAGCTTCTTCTTCTCGTCCAGCAGCTCCGCATTTTTGCGGCGCATGGCATCGAGTTCTGCTTGCAGGGCTTGCAGATCAGCGTTGTTTGCAGACTGCTCCACAGGAGCGGTGTCGTTGTCGGGCATGTAGAGCCACAGGCTCAGGGTTGCTGATTAGGTTGCCCTGGAAGTTGTTGCAGGTTTGCATCGAGCTGCGCAGCCTGTGCATCCAGCCGTGATTGCTGCTGCGCTGCGGTGGCTTCAATTTCCTGATCGACGTTGAAATCGTCGTAGAGCCACTCACCATCGGCCAACTGGATCAGCAGGGTTTCCTGCGTGATGTCACCGTTGAGGCGCAGCTTGATTAGCTCGGCCACATGGCCAGGCTCCAGCGTGCGGGCCACGAAGTCGTTGTTGACCATGCTGCTGCCGCTGTTTGGCAGACCGAGGAAGGCACTGTGGAAGCGCAGGCAGTTGTCGATCAGATCCTGCAGGCCAAGAGCCACGGTCATCAGGGCGGCATCACCTTGGCTGCGGTCAATGGCCTTGGCTTCTGCCGCTTGGTTGGTCATGTTCTGACCCATCACAGCGGCCAGGCCCAGCTGATTGATCTGGCGTTCGATGCGGTCCAGCTGTTGGAACTGGAAGTTGTACGAAGTGCCTTGCGGCTCTACAAACTCAGCCCGTGAATCAACGGGCAACGCCATGGCGGAGTCAGGGCCAGCAGTGATCTCGTCTAGTTCAGCTGGCACGCCGTAGAGATGGAAGCGAGGCACAGCAGCGATGTGCAGCTGATTGCTGAGGTCCGAGCTGACGCGGTAGCTCTGCAGGTTGAGGTGCGCGACCTCTTCCAGCGGCGGGGTGGATTCCAGGATGCCGATGCGGTTGGAGTAGGCGACCGCAAAGGGGATCTCGTCGAGCGTGGTCTGGCCTTCGCTAATTAGCTCCCAGTCGCGGGAGCGAGAGGCTTGCTTGCGGAACAGCTGAAACGCACCGGGCGTCAGCACGCGCACCTGTTCGACGACCTCTTCGCCGTATTCGCCGTATGGCACGATGACGCGCTCCAGCAGGCGCAGCTGCGTCAGCTTCTGCGTGCCTTGCACCACGTCAGTGCGCCAGCCGAGGATGTCCCGTGGGCTGTAGCTCACCCAGTAGGGACGGTTAAAGTCGGTGACCGGTGTGTCATCACCTTCATCACCACGAGGGAAGTCCACCAGCACGCCAACGTGGCCGTAGCGCAGACAAGTGCGGGCCAGGCTGTGCAGGTAGACGTTGAGGTCATTGCCCTGCAGGTCAACGTCCATCATCTGCTCCTGCACAGGGTCAGGAACGTTGTCGAGCCGCACTGGCTTGCGGCTGATCATGCCGGCCAGCATCTGCTCTAGGCGCTGGTAGTACGGCGGGCAGACGCTGCGGCGCAGACGTGCGAGATAGCTCTCGTCCGATTCCTTGGGCTCCTGCGGCAGATAGCGGCGGCCTGCGGCTTGCAGCTGCAGCGTGCCGCCGATCAGCTCTTCGATGAGTTCCCAGCGGAGCTGCATCCGCTGCCAGGCGATGCCGGGATCGTGAACGCCGAGATCCTGAATGGACAGGACGGGCTTGAGTTCAGTGGCAGCGAGATTGAAGTGCACAGCCCTTTTCTTTAGGTTGCCAAAGGCCTATTGACAATGACCTTGCTAGTGCCATCTTGCTTGATAGAGATGACCTTAAACAACTGCTGCTGACCAAGGGCTGGTTTAAGCAACCGGCCAACAGCAGTGATTTGTGATTTCATCAGCGACCGCGCTTTTTGATCATTGTATTGAGGCTGCGCTTGGCTCCAGCAGCCTTCCTGTTATCAGATGCCGAACGGAAAGGCGACGATTTGCGAGCTTCTCCGCTGAGCTGCTTGTAACGAGCCTTGGCAGCATTTGCAGGCGCCTTGGCCATCTTTTCAGTGCCTTTTGAAGCTGCTTTTGAGCGGCTTTTGCCAACCTGCGCTGCATTGGCACTCAACGCGGAGCGAGTACCTGCTCCAGCCGTGCTCTTGCCAAGCTTCAAGCTGACGGTGGACTGACTGCGAAGGCCACCAGCACGCTGCTGGGCACCTTTTTGCCCTGAAAAGCCTTGGGCCTTGACGCGACCACCGATAGCAGTCGTGCCTTTGGCCTTGAGGTCATTGGCGCGTGCAGTGTTTTTTGACCTTGTACTGGTGCCGCCACCGCCACCCTTGCTACCACCGCCGCCACCACCAGCGAAACGACCGTTTTGGTCACGTTTGTAGGTGCGGGCCATGGCAGGCAACTGATCTACCTATAGGTTTCCGATCAGTACAGGCGCAGATTGCGCACTGCTTTACCGCTGTGGCCACGCCCCACTTCAAAGCAGCGGTGGACGATGTAGCCGAGCGCATCGTTCATGTGGTCGTACCCAGCGTCTTTGTCAGGGTCGCCCTTGTCGTTGTAGCTCTGCAGCTCTAGGCACTCGATCAGCTTCTTGCAGCGCTTATCGACAAACAGGCGGCGTTCAGCCATGCCGTTCTCTAGCAGCGCTTGTACCGCTGCGATCCTGTCGCGCACCGGTGGGTTGGCTGAGGGTGCCATGTTGCTGATGTCGTAGCTCTCCAGGATGGCGATGTCGCTGCGGGAGCTATTGGTGCTGCGGTTAGCACCGGAAGCATCGGGGTAGCCAAGGATGCGTGCTTTGCCGTAACGGCGGCGAGCTTCTTGGGCTAAGGCATCGGTGTCGTGGGCACCGGTGATCTCGTCAAAGACGTGCAGCTCACGGCCACGGCGCACCGCTAAGACGCCGCTCATGTTGCCAACGTTGAAGTCGATGCCAAGCAGGATCGGCTCTTCTGGATCCCAGTCCACGCTCTGAACGTGAAGCTCACGGTTGAAGCGGTCGTACACCTGGCCGGTGGTGAGGCTGACGAACTCACCGTTGAGATAGGCCTGCAGCAGGTTCGGGTCGTAGTTGGCCTGGAGGCGCTCAATAAAGTCCGGCGGCAGATAGGGGTTGTCTGCCGTGCGCATCTTGATCAGCTTGCGATCAGCGCGTTCCTTGGTCTCTTCTGAAGCGAAGGTTTGCCACATCCAGCGGAAGCCTTCAGGTGTGGAGGCTGCACCGAACTGGCGGACGTTCCCGGCACGGAGACGGCCAAGGATCTTCGGGAAGGCTTTGTTGGCCGTAGACGGTGGGACGGTATCAATCTCATCGCAGAGGCACCATGCGGCGTTGATGCCAATGCAGCGCTGCCAGTTTTCAAAACTGCGGCACAGGATCTTGGTATCACCGCCGGGAAGGTGCAACACGTATTCCGGGAGCGGTGAAGCGCGGAACGTGTAGGGGATGTCGTAGGCCTCTAGGAAGTCGTCAAAGTCGTTCTGCCAGATGTCGCGGATCAGTGGGCCGGTCGGTTCCATGACGATGCCGATGAAGCCCTGATTGCTGGCAGCGAGGTGAACGGCCTTGCTGGCTAGCGCTCGGGTTTTGCCGGCGCCGTAGCCGGCGGAGATGCCGAGAATTTCAGTGGTCTGGTCTTCGACGAAGGCAAGTTGGCCAGGGTGCAGGTCTTGGCGGATACGTGCCAAGAGGTCTGTGGTGTCCTGCTGCGACGGTGAGGCGAGGAAGCTGAGCAGCGGCGTTGGTTCAGTGATGCCAGTGAGCAGGCTCACGACATCTCAAAGCGCAGGAGTTTGGCTTGGTCTTCTAGGGCCTTGAGAGCGATGCCTAGCTGATTGGATTCAGAGGCTCGGCGTTCGTATTCAACAAGGCGTGCAACTGCGGCGGCTAGCCATTGCGGGCGTTCAAGTTCGGCGTCCAGTTGCATCAACTGGCGTGCACGAGCCATGTAGTTTTCGGCCTGACGTTCGCCTACATTCCACTGATCCGAACAGTAGCGAACGATTTGGGTGCGACTGTATGCACGAAGTAGCAGGTCGTAAACGGCGTTGACCCGCTCATCAATTTCTACGTTAGTGCTCTTTTTTGCCATGGCCGGAGTTTAACCGGAGGAGGGCATGAGGAGTGTGCCGTCTGCCGCGAGGATGTTGAGCTTGTCTTCGGCATCAGCGAAGGAGTGTGCCCAGATGCTGGCTAGGCGGGGGATGGGTTCTGGCGAGACGGTGTAGAGGAAGAGGTAGTGGCCTTTGAGGGATTTAGGGCCGCTGGTGGGGAGGTAGCCACCAGTGAGGCGGAAGGTGGCGAGGAGGTTGCGAGCGATGTGTTCGGCGAGTTCTGGATCAGCGTCGTGTTGTAGGACGAGCCCAAAGGGTTCGCCGGTCTTGGGATCTTCTGCAACGATGGACCAGGGTTCCATGGCACAGGGTGCCGCTGCTTTAGGTTGCCAGCGGGATGATGGTGATGAGCGCGCCAGGTTTTTCTTGCGGCGTGCAGTAACGCTTGTGAGCAGATAGCTGCACCACCTGCGAATCGTCTTGAAGAAGGCTGCCAGTGAGGGCATCAAGGATGGCACGAGAGAGCTTGTCGATGTCGCCCTTTTGCTTGGAGGTTAGATGGGCTGGAGCTTTAGGGGAGAGGCCGGATTTGTTGTAGTGGCCTTTAGGTCGAAGGAAGCGGAAGGTGATGGAGATGCTGACGGGCTGATTGATGAGAGGCAGTTGTGTGGCTAGTGCGGCGTCGGTGACGAGAGAGCGCCAAGGGCGGAGGCGTTGATTGGTTTCGCGCATGATCCCGTGGCCGACGTGGCGCTTGCTGCCTTGCGTGGCGGCCTCCATGCCGATCACGTCAAACGTGATGGCGTTAGGCGCGGAGGATGATGGTGGCAGTGTTGATGCGTCGTTGTTCTCGCTCAAGCCACCAGCGTTCTGCAGTGAGTGCGGTGGCAGGGTCTGCGGAGAAGGTGCCATTAGGGGTTAGGAACTGACCGCAGAGAGAGACGAGCTTGCAGGGCTGGTATTCAGGCCGCTTTGTCGTCATGAGTTGGTTTGCCGATGGTGGTGATGACGGCAGCGACGATGGCTTCTAGTTGTTGGCGGGGGATGCCGGAGACGGTGCGAGCGGCGGCGTCGATAGCGCGTTGGTAGGAGGTGAGGTTGACGGGAAGGGTTGTGGGTTTGAGTTTGGTCTTGGTCATGGTCATGCGCCGCGAATTTCCCAGAAGTGTTTGATGGTTACCGAGGCCTCGCCCAAGGCGAGTGATAGTCGTTCGGATGCCTTGAGCTGTTCGCGTTGCTCAAGGATGTGCTGCGGGTAGGTGACGGACTTGCGGCTGCGGCGTGTGATTTTGCAGTCGTTCCACGAGAGCGTGTCTTCTGCTTCGCCCGCTTCCACCAGTTGATCCAGTAGGTCAAGCAGCTCTTGTCGTCGGGCTTGGATTTCCTTCTCACGCTTGGCCAGTGATGTGAGTTCTTCTAGCAGGGGTTCAAGAGAAGGCTGTGTAGACGAGAGCAGCGATGAGGGTGCAGGACCAGATGAAGGTGATGAGGTCGCCATGGCGCTCAAGAAAGGAGGGCTTGCGTTGTGGGGTGCGATGCGGGCGGCGTGAAGGTTGCACAGGGCGGGCGTAGACGCGGCGATGAGTGCGAGTGACGAAAGGGGGGAGAGATGGGGAAGTCATTGGTGAGGTCTCCAGCCGTTGCGGTAGGCGAGGGTGATGAGGGTTTGGCGGTTGTGGGTGAAGTAGGGAATGCCGTGGTCGTCGAGAAAGTCGGCGGCGTCTTCTTCGTGGATGTCGCTTGTGATGGCTTGCTGAAGCAAGAAGGCAAGCTGCTGCTCGTTAGCGCTAGCCATGGTCAGCGCATGAAAGAGTTGCGGGACTCAGGAGAGCGCAGCTCTTCTGACCAAGAGCTGTCGTCAAGCTCAGCGGCGGGCGGGACGAACTGGACGGTGTAGGGGATGCCAGCCTCGATGAAGGTGGCGTGCATGTCTTCCAGATCGTCTTCGTGGCACCAGTCGGAGAGGATGGCGCTGTTGAAGAGATAGCGCTCACACCAGTCCGTGCGGCTGGGCTTGGTGGCTGGAAGAACCGTGCAGAGCGGGTTCATGGTTGGTTGTGCGGTGGGGTCGCCCCCGTGATCAGGAGAATAGGCTAGCCAACGCTAGGCGTCAAGGTTTGGCTAGGGATTGGGTGCCGGGATTCCGATGGTGCCGCATGCACCTGCCCTGATTCCCCTTGCGGGTGTTGTATTCGGGCCATCCCGGCTTGATAAGAGTGGCACGGGATGTGCCGCTGGTGGACTAGCGGCGGCTGATTAGCGGCCTAGAAGGGGCGGAAGCGTGCGGCGTACTGCTCGCAGATGTCCAGCCAAGCCTGCAGGCATTCGTCAGCGGTGTGGGTTTGGATCGTGAGGCTGCCGGGCCGTGACCAGAGGGTGAGACAGCGGGAGATCAGCAGCTTGTAGTGGTCGCCGATCATTTCGACGCCGGCACCCAGTTGCAGGCGGGTGTCGTAGGGCGTGGAGGATTTGCGGCTCTGGGTTTTGAGATCGGCGATGCCGTAGGTGCCATCGGCGAAGCGCAGCACAAGGTCGGCAGTGCCGGCCACGTTGCGGCGCAGGCTGTAGGCCATGACTTCAGCACCGATCACGGTCACCCGATCCCAGAGCGGATCAGCGAGCAACGGCTCGATCCATTCGCCGTAGTCACCATGGGGCGCTGGCGAAAGGTCGGCTGGTGGGTTCGGGTTGAACCGCTGGTGCGCCATCACCTCCAGGGCACGGTGGATCGTGTTGCCCCGTGGTTCCCAGATGTGACGGCTGGCCATGATCGCCTCCATCTGCATGGGGGTCTTGGTCACGGCTGAGATCAGGCTCGTGACGCTCACAGGAAACTGATGGATCACCTGCTGCTGTTGATTCAGCAGGCAGTAGGTCCACGTGCTGCTGTCCCTCGTTAGCGCTAGCGGCTGAAGCCAAGTCGTCTTGCTCGGGCTCATGGGCGACGACTTCAACGGTTGAGCCTTTGCGGAGTGGATTGACATAGGCCTTGGCGGGTACGAAATCAGGTCCGAAGAAGGGTGATTGACGAGCTTCTGAGATTTGACGCTCGAAGTTGGCGGTCGGAAAGTCGAGCTGCTCCATAGTCCAGTAGCCCTTCTGGATGCCGTGGCGCAAAATTAGTTCGACAGAAGATTTATTAAAGATGTTCATTTGGCAGACAATGCTTGTTCCTTAAGCTTCCGTCGATACTCTTTGGCTTTCTGCGCGCCGTTGACTGGCTTTTCAGCGTCGTTCATCATGCAAAGCCCTAAAACGTCCTTAAAAGCATCAACAAGATCTTGAACAACAGTGGCACCATAAAGGCTTCGATTTTTATTTGAAAGCTGAATTACCCATGCCAAAACATCAGTGCCGTGGTTAATTCTTGCCCACTGGATCGAATAGTCGGCATTGACATTTTTGAGTCCAGAGACCTGAAACTTCCATGGCCCCCATTGATCTGGATAGCGAGCATCTGATTTAGGAAAGTCGCTTGATCTTGTAATCGGCATGATTTGATTAGGAATAGTGGTTAGCGAACACGCCAGATCGGCTGGCGGCGGGCGTGGCTGCGCAGGCTGGTGCTTTTGCCCAAGCGTCCGGTGTCGATCAGGACGCCTGCGCGGACCAGCTGATTGGTCAAGCTGCCCCATGCGTTGTGGTGATGGGGCACGACGCCGGCTTCCTCGCAGACGCGGCGCATTTCCTCAGCCAGACACTCGGTGCCGGAGAGGCGCTCAAGGATCACGGCCTTGGCCTGCTCCATGAACTCGGTGCCGGCATTACGAGCGACCGTGGCGACGCCGTGGTCTCTCGCAGCCTCGCTAGCGCTAGCAGAAAAGTCAAACAGGGGTCCGTAGGTCACCAGCGCACCTCCTGCAGCAGCGGGTTGGTCACGGCCGGCTCTGGCGGCAGCACCACTTGGCCTGGCACCGGCTGCGGGTTGAACACGTTGGGGCGCTGCATCCGATCCGGTAGGTCGGCCTTGAGGCCCCAGTCCACGCAGGCGCGGCCATCGCGGTTCCGGTAGACGTAATCCAGCAGCTGCAGGTCAAGCGCGACGTTCTCAGGCGGTGCTGGATCAAGGCGGCGTTGCCCAGCCGCATACACCCAGACATCAAGCGTCAGCTCTTCCTTGGCCTTCTCAGGAAACGTCATCCACGCCAGGCCAAGAGCCATGGCATCAAGGTTCTTGTACTGAGGCAGCAGGCGGGACAGGCCAAGCAGAACGCTGCTGAACTGTTCTTGGGTGATCACGCTGCACCTCCAAACATCTCAAGGAACTTGCGGTGCTCCTCGTGCTCGCGCTCAATGGAGGAGGACATCGAAGAGCGCCTAGGCAAAGCAAAGGTCTCATAGTTCTTGAGCGTGATGCTCTTCCAACCACAGGCGATGCCCTGCTCCAGCTGCTCCAGCACGGCCTGTGGGCCGTACTTGCCATAGATCTGCCGTAGGCCAGTCAGCAGCAGCTTTGCCGCAGCGGCGCTCTTACCGCCTTTCTTGCTGTTCCAGAAGTCCAGAGCCAGATCACGGCAGTAATCAAACTCAGGCAACGCCAGCGTGTCGCGCAGCAGCTTGATGCCACTGATCTTGCTGACTGGGACAGTCGTCAGGTGAACCAAGGAATCGCAAGACCCCTCCCCCTGGACCCCCTCCCCCACAACGACCGGACAATCCAATGGATCGTTTTCTTCAGCAGGCAAGCAAGCAAGGACTTGATCCTTGTTTGCCCCCCTAACGGGGGGTTGTAGGGGGGAACGGCTAGCGCTGTCAAGCCCTAGCCCGCAATTCTGCTCCAAGAGTAAGGCGCAGAACGCAGACAGGGACAGGGTTTTGGGCTTTTGTTTCAGAATGTGATCGTGCAGCTCTGGGGGCAGCCGCAGCTCCAAACGTGGCATCGGTAGTTGCTGGTGATTGCCGTAAATACGCCGGTGATTCCCGGCGGGAAGAGGCTAGCGCCGAGTAGCAGATTTGGATCAAACGTCTGTCGCTAGTCACTTAGTCCCTTGCGACCCGCTGCAGGACTGCTGCAGTCGCGCACAAAAAAGGCCCCTTGCGGGGCCGTGGCTCACTTGCCCTCACCGGGCCAGCGCTTCTTGATCGGTGGGCCGCTGTCCGGGTCTGTGATGGCCCTCTCCAGCAGGTAGGCAGCAAGGTTGCTGATCGAGCGGCCTTGGTCGTTGCTCTGCTGAATCAGGTGATCAGCAACGTGGTAACTGACCGTGATCGTCAGCCGTTGCGGCCGGCGAGAGGCCAGCGATAGATCTGCGGGCATGATCGGGGATAGCAAGAGCTAGCCGTCGCAGAGCGGGACTAGCGCGTGTCAGAACAATAAACTGCGCTAGCGCCAATTATTTGCTCTGCTGCAGATCAGCCTCAGCGCCCACCAGCTCGCGGGAATCCTCTAACGCCGCGAAGGCTTGATCCAGGTGCCAGCGAAAGCGCCCCAGAGGCTCCTCTAGGACCGCAGGCAGGTCATAGAACGCTTGCGCCTCCTGCAGGCACATGGCAGCCTCTCGGACGCCAGCCCCCAAGTTCTCGTAGGGCACGCCTTGGCTGCTAAGCAGCTGCAGCAGGGTGCTGCGGGTGATCGGTTGAGCAGTCAGTTGCGCGGTCGCAGTCATGGTGCGGCTTTTCGGGTGGTGGCAGGTAGCAACCCCGTTCAAACGTGGTTGGCTAGCCACTACCGTAGCCGAAGGAGGTGTGCGGAATGCGCATCGGGCTTTACGCCAGGGTGTCCACCGGCTCTGACGAGCAGGAGGCGGCGCTTGAGCAGCAGCTAGATCGGCTGCGTGCTGCGGCAGCTGGCCACGAGACGGTCGAGTTCATCGACGTGGCTTCCGGCACCAAGGACGACCGGCAACAGCTCAACGCTCTCATGGCTGCGTGCCGGGCCGGGCAGCTGGATCGGGTGATCTGCACCCGCTTGGATCGCCTGAGCCGCTCCATGGCCCACGGCGCTGAGCTGCTCAGCTACTTCAGCGCTGAGGACACGCCAAGCCTGTTGGCGCTGGATGACGCCTTGGACCTAGCCACCATCGGCGGGCGCTTGGTGGCGCGAATGCTGATCAACCTCGGCCAGGCCGAGAGCGAGCGGCTGAGTGAACGGGTACGGCACGGACGGGCGTATCAGCGCAAGCAGCTGATTCCGCTGGGACCGAAGGCGCCCTATGGCTACCGCTTCAACGCAGAGCGCACCAACTACGAGCTGGACCCTGAGACTGCCGACTCAGCCCGCTGGCTGGTGCAGCAGTTTTTGAAAGATGGACTGCTGCGACCGCTGCTGAGGCAAGCCAAGGAGCTGCCGGGCTGCCCGTGGACCAGCGTGCCGGGGATGCGCAGCTGGCTGATGAACCCGACCTTGGCTGGCTACCGGGTCTATGGGCACGACGAGACCTACAGAGACAAAGACGGGCGGCTGAAAAAGCGCAGGCTCAAGGCGGGGGAATACAAGGAGGTGATCGCCGAAGCGCACGAGCCGCTGATCACGACCGTGGAACACGCCAAGGTGCAGGCGCTGATCCACGAGCACACCGACCGCAAGAGCAGCGGCCTGCTGAAGGGCTACGTACGCGAGCTAACCAAGCTGGTGACCTGCAGCCACTGCGGGCGGCACATGAGCTACCAGCACCATGTGCGACTGGGGCCGATCTATCTGCGCTGCGCCTACTTCCCTTGCGCGAGCGAGAGGCGCAATCGGATCAAGGTGCAGACCGTCAAGGAAGCGATCTGGGCGAAGTTGCAGCAGCACAAGGAAAAGCTCTTGGCCTACACCGTGCTGCAGAGCGGCGTGATGGCTGGGCAGCTGGATGAGGCGATGCTGCTGGAGAAGGAGATCCGCGAGCTGGAGCAGCGGCGCGACCCAGATCTGAGCGACGCGATTCTGCGCAAGCGCATGAAGCTGGAGAACGCACTGCAGATGCACGGGCATCGCTTGGATGTGGATCTAAGCAGCCGTGACATCCGCAAGGCATTGGATGATCCGGCCTACTGGCAGCTGCTGCAGAGCAACCCTGACGACACGCGGCGGATGTTCACCGACTGGGTGGAGCAGGTGCTGGTGCGGGATCGAGCGGTGGAGGCGGTGGTGCTGAAGCTTGAGGGCTGCGGCGCCGTCTCCTCCCTAGGGTTAGGCTAGCCGCTAGCGAACCTTCATCAGTGGATCACGACCGCTACCAGCACCCGCCCCTAGCCACGCGTCAGCGCTTTGGCCGCACCTTGACCGCCTGGTGCAACCGCAACGGATGGATACACAGCACGCTGCATGAGTGGGGTGAGCAGGCCGGCTTTCCGGCCGTGCGCGACAGCAGCTTCAACAAACTGCAGAACGCAAAAACCGAGCAGCCGCAGCCGCTGACCTTCATCCAGCTGGCACTCGCTAACGCTCGTGTGGCAGAAGGCGACTACAGCGGCGTGAGCGACCGGCGCCTGAAGGATCGCCTTAAGGATTCCGAGCCGATCCGCGCTGTCAACGGCCAGCCGTGGCGGGCCACTGAGTTCTTCTCGCACTTCATCGGCGAGTTGGAGGCACCGGATTGGCTGCAGCAACCGGAGCCATTGAGCGAGGCCGAGGCCAAGGCGCTTAGCGAGCAGCACCGTGAGCGGTTTGCGGCAATCACCGCCGCTCACAAGTTGACGCCGGCAACGGCGTGGAAGCAACTAGAGCAGCACTGCCAAGGCCTTAATGCTGCGCAGCGCGACATCTTGCGCAACGTCTTAAGCGGCTGGCACGAGTGGACGCCGAGTGAGTGGGAGGCGATCACGGCCAACGGCTCCGATTCGGTTGCCAATGCACTAGCGGCGATGGACGAACCGCTTGACCACTAGCGAAGGCTAGCCTAGGATGCAAGGGTGCTGCAGCGACGCGGCACCCGATACCACCGCATCCATGACTGATTTCCCGCAGCTTGGTGGGGTCATCTCTCCCGATGACATCTCCACCAAGGGCAGCGGTTCCTATGCCGCTGACTATGTGAACTGGGCGAAGATCGCCCACCTGCTTCACGTCCACGCCCCAGGCTGGCAGTTCCAGCTCAGCAGCGCCCCCGATGGTGGCCACGTCTGGAAGGCCCCTGACGGCACTGGCTACGTCGTTGGCTACTTCGCCAACGGCGATCAGGTGACGCCGGACTTTCCGCAGGCGTGCATGGACAACCGCAACAACCCCATCCCGTTTGAGCGGATCACGGCGCGCACGCTGACCGACACGCACCGCCGCTGCCTCTGCACCGCTGCTGCCTTCACCTTTGGCCTTGGCTACGAGCTATGGGCGCGGGTGGAGGTGGAGAACCCGATGCGAGACGACGATGCGCAGCCTGTAACGGCTAGCGCTAGCAAGCTACCAGCCGCCAAGGTGACGCCAGCGAAGAAGGCACCCAGCTCCCCCAACCCAGATCGCCTTAGCTCCACTGAGATCCAAGAATTGGTGGAAGCGGTGCTGAAGGTGTCGGATGAGCGCCGCAAGCAGATCGTGCTGGCCTTTCAAGAGCGGTTCAGCCTGCCGCCGGACAAGAAGGCCGCCGACTACATCAAGACCGCCGCACACCGCGACTTCCTGATGGAGCAGCTCAATGCCGTCGTCGCCTGATGAGCACATCCGACTTGCTCTCACGCATGTATCAGCCGCCTTGGAAGGTTTTGAACGCACAGCAGCAGACGCTTACGCAGAAGCTGCGTACAACGCTCGGCTCACCAACTTTGGCAACCACTGCGCCAAACGCGTTCTCCTGCAGCGGATCCGCTCAGATCTCAACCTCTTGCAGCGATCCGTATCTGCACCGGGTCTACTGGCTCCTCAGGAATCCTGACGGTTTATGCGTAATCGGTATAAATGGCACAGTGCTGCAGTTTGCAGCCTCGGCAAACGCAGTGCCTGAGCAGCTTCGCTTTTGCTCTTATCAGGCAATAAAGCAGCGCTGGCTTTCACTGCATGGGCTGGGTGTTGTAGATGTCAACCAGTTAACAATTCAGCCTGTTGATTTTTACGCCCACCGTGCCACTCCTCACATCTGGTGTGCCTTAAATGACTAGCGCTAGCAAAGGCAAACCGATGCCCCGGCGGCGGTACGGCCGCAGCACCAAAAGCGTTGCGGTCTGCGCCCACCTCTGGCCAGACGTAATGCAGCTGATCCGCCAACACGCGGATGAGCACCAGCTCACCCCAAGCGGCGCTGTGCATGACGCGCTGCGCCGTTACTTCAACCTTCCTTCCTTGACTGATGGCTGATTTCGCACCTGATGCCTTCACGCTCTGGTTCACCTGCAACCAGGACAAAAAAACCGAAGGCGCCTACTGGGCATCGTCTGATGTACCGGTAGAAGAGATCGAAAAGCTCTACAACTGGGCGCTCACCCAAAACCCGGTGGCCAATGACAAAGGCCAGCCGTGCGTGCAGCTTCGTGCCAACCTGCGCCCTCGCGTCAGCAAGGCAGGCAATGACTACCTGCTGCTGGCTGTGAGCGATCAAAAGGCCAAAGAGGCCGCACCAGTGGGGATGCCGTTCTGATGAATCCCGACTGCAACCCGATTGAGCAGCAAGCGCGGCAAGACCGTCTAGAGGCTGCCTATGCCGCCAGCGGCCGTGCTGATCTGCCTGCTGGTCACCCTCTCAAGTCCACCTACACCGGCCTTCTCACCCAGAGCGATGACAACGACAACGGCGACGCTTGAAGACCTGCTGGCCGAGTGGTGGCGCGATAGCTACCCCCACGCCGCACCGATCAACAATCAGACCGCCAGCCTGATTGTGGCGTTTGCCTCGTGGGTGCTGGCCAAGAAAGCACGGGAGGCAACGCAGTGATCAAAGCCGACCACTGGATTCGTGTCCGTGCTGACGCCGGCATGATCCAGCCCTTTGAGCCAACGCTCATCCGCCAGGTCGCCAGCCACAAGGTGCTGAGCTACGGCTGCAGTTCCTACGGCTACGACATCCGCCTCTCACCTGCGGACTTCCGCGTGTTCCAGCATGTACCTGGCACGATCATGGATCCCAAGGCGTTCAACCCTGACAACCTGCGTAACGTCGAGTTGCACAGCGATGAACGGGGCCGCTACTTCGTGTTGCCCGCTCATAGCTACGGCTTGGGCGTCGCCCTAGAAAAGCTCTGCGTACCGGAAAATGTCACGGTGATCTGCCTTGGCAAGTCCACCTATGCCCGCATGGGTGTGATCGCCAACATGACCCCTGCAGAAGCCGGTTGGCGCGGCCACCTCACCTTGGAGTTCTCTAACTCCTCCGGTGCTGACTGCCGCATCTATGCCAACGAGGGTATCTGTCAGCTGCTGTTCTTTGAGGGTGATCCTTGTGACATCACCTACGAGAAACGCTCTGGCAAGTATCAGGACCAAGAGCACGGCGTCACGCTGGCAACAGTCTGATCGCAAACGTGGCCGGTCATCGACAGGTGCCGGCCCAACACACCAATCACTTTCTCCCACACTGCTGACGATGGCCACGACTGGCACATCCGTTGATTGGATCATTCAACATTCGCGCCGCTACCCACTCCTCACTGCAGATGAGGAAATCGAGCTGGCGCGTCAAGTGCAGGCTTGGATGGCGCTCAAAGACATTGAGAAACCCACACGACGCCAGCAAGGCATCATCAACAAAGGGCGCCGCGCTCGTGAGCGTTTCTTTTTGTCTAATGTCCGTCTGGCTGTCAACGTCGCTGGAAAGTACAAACGCTACGGCGGCAGCTTGAGCCTTGAAGACCTGATCCAAGAAGGTCTTGTCGGCATGGATTCGGGGATCTTAAAGTTTGACCCTGGCCTAGGCTACAAGTTCAGCACCTATGCCTATTGGTGGATTCGCCAGGGGATTACACGAGCGATCAATCGCCACAGCCGAATGATTCACCTGCCGATGCAGGCGAACGACCAGCTGCGCAAGGCGATGGACTACATGCAAAAGCACCTGCTAGAGCGCGGCAAGCTGCCAGCGGTGCAAGACGTAGCGGATCACTGCGGCATTCAAAAGCAAACGCTGCTGGGTTACCTCAACCACAATGCAGGCGTGGTGAGTTTGGATCAGAAGATGCCAGGCGGTGACAACTACAGCGCCTTCATTGACGTGGTGGCTGATCCAAACAGCCTAGATCCTGAACCCGATGACCTGCGGCAGTACAGCGATCTACTAGAGGATGCGATTGCTGATCTAAGCAAGGAGTATCAGCACATCATCCGCAGGCGCTACTACTGCGGCGATTCCCGGCCAACTCCATTCACGCAGATCTGCAACGATTTGAACGTCAGCCGTCAGGCAACAGAACAGATGCACAAGCGTGCAATGAATACATTACGGCTTAAACTTGGCGGTCTTCAAGGGCAAGAGTGCATTCAAGCTCTGCGATCCGCCGCGTAGCGCCGCGAATGATCAAGTCTTGTTGCATGGAGAGCTGACACAGCTTGATCAGCATTGCCTGCGCTTGTGCCAAATCGTAGCTTTCAACCGCTCGCTTCTGACGCTCCAAGGTGAGAAGGTGCTCTGGCCCCGGCTGGGGCACCATCCACTCACCCCATGCCATAGCGGGAACCTAGACGGTTGGGTTAAGTATTCCGTTGGAAGAACCAGTGATCGAATACATCAAAACGAAAGGAGGTATGAAGTGGCGAGTATGTGGCCTTGGGTATTGCACAGAACACGGTCAAAGGTGGCAGGCTGAAATCCTGCATGAATGCTTAATGATTTCAAAGGGCTTGCGTGACAAGCCGGCGAGCAGTGGTAGGTGAACAGTTGAGAGCAGCAGCAATCCGCTTGTAGGACCAGCCAGAGCGACGCAGACCAATGGCCCGCTGCTGGCGAGATTCCGTCAGCACAAAGAGGAGTGCAAACGGAAGGAGGAAGATTGCCGCCACCCACGCGAAGGTGGTTGTCATGGCGGAGTTGAAATAGCTGTGCCAGAGCCGAGGAACTCTGACCTCATAAGACTAGCCTATGCGCTAGCGCTAGTCAACTAGGCCGCCGCTGGTGGTTCAGGCTCGTCCAGTTCACGGCTCAGCCAGAGCCGTGTGCTGTTCTCGTCGTAGCTCATGTAGGTGATGCCATTGGCCATGGCCATCCACACTTTCACGCCAGTCTTGGGGCGCTCCACAATCCAGAGGCCAGGCTGAATGCGGCGGCTGATGTTGGGTTCGCTCATATCAGTAGTTCCAGCGGCGGCGTTGTCCGTCTGCGCGGCGACCGAGATGCACAAAGCCCTTTGGCGCGCCGTAGCCAACGGAATACGGCCAGTGCTTGTCGCAGTAGGCCTGCACTTGCAGGATCGGCACGCCTTCGATGTAGAAGTCCACAGCGCCTTCATTGGCGCGGCTGTAGAGGTGTTCTGAGTTCTTGGCACCACCCACGGCATCGTTGACAGCCTTGGGCCTGTAGCCGCTGGTGATAATCACTGGCAAACCTTTGAACTCGCGCCGCACCTTCTCCATGAAGTTGGCCAGCGTGGTGGCCGTTTCGATCTGGTGCTGCTGTTGAAAGCGGCGGGCAGCTTGATCTAAAGCGAACTCGCCGAGCCTGATGTTGGGCGTGAGCTTGGCACTGAAAGGTGACTGTGGCGTCAGTCGCGGTGATCCCTGCTGCGGCGGACTTTGTAGGCGCTTCTCACCGCAGAACAGCGCAATCTCTGCTGCACGGCGGCGCTCTAGGCCAGCCAGAACAGCTTCACCAGCATGAACCCAGCGGGGCAGCTCCTCGCGCACGACCTTGCATGGCTCTTCACCGGCCAGCAGGCGTTTGCGCAGCGTGCTTTCTTCCAGCGCACCGAGGCCAAGGTTGTAGGCAAAGCTCACCAAGGCGCCGACCTGCTCTGGGTTCCATTGCTTCGCCAGCGGCAGCAGGTGCAGCACACCAGGGCCGAACAGGTTTTCCACCTCGTTCTGCAGCAGCTCATCAGCCAGTGCCTGACTAATCTTGTCGCCACTGCGCACCGGTGCATCCATTAGGCGGGTTGTGCCCCAACCGATAGTCCAGACGCCAGCTGGGCACTTGTAGGCCTCCAGCTTGCAGCCTTCAAACTCACGGATGATCTTTAGCGCTGGCGCAAGCCATGCTGGCGGCAAAAGTTGCTTGGGTTCTGGGTCTGCGCGGTACAGCTCTGCAAATTCACTGAGCACCTGATCGCTTAGCTGACCTTGCAACCAGTTCCAGGCTGCTAGCTGATGCGACAGCTCTTTGTAATGCTTGGCTGCGCTGCACAGCTGAATCGGTGCCATTAGTCCTTGCTCCAAGGTGCTCGAATGCGCAGTTCACCACCCAGCAGTTCCTGCGCTTTGCTGCCATCCGGTGGCAGTTCTGTGATGACTGGCGCATTTGCCGCTGCGTGTTCCGCCTCCCACTGGTGGTGCATCTCAGCCACCCACTCATCGACCTCGCGCATTGCTATCGCTGTCTTCCACTCCACCCAATCGGTGCGAGTGTGTTCCAAGACAGCGCGGATGATGGTGTTGTGCCGTAGCGCGGGGCGATGGTCACACAAAAGCCGCAGGATCTCATGGGTTACGGCGGCCCAGATGCGATACGCCCGTTGGCTCACTTCCTGGCGCTGTAAGGGAAGACCTTACGCAGCACCTCCACAATCTCTTGGATGATGCCGTTGCCCTTAAGCGGCGTGTAGGGCAGCACTTCGCTGACGATCAGCAGCACAAGTGCCAGGATTGCGGTGGTTTCCATGCGGTGGTCGCAGGTGCTCTAAGTTGCCGGCACTCAGCGGCCCTGCATCTCAAGCGCTCTGACGCGGCGGTCGATGTCGTTCAAACGCTCTTTTGAGTCGTTCTTCAGCTCGCGCACGTCATCAAGCACCGTGGCTAACCCGGTCTCGATCTTGGTGACCTGCAGGAACAAACCACATAGGCCAACGACCGCCGCAACCAGCAACGCGGGAACAGCTTGTGCAAACCACGTCGGTTCGGCGACTGGGGCTGATGCTGTGTAGTCCTCGTCGCTCACCAGCCGGTGCGGTAGCTCTCCGCCTAAGTTGCCCGTCTGCAACGTAAGAGCCCAGCGTTAGCTGGGCTCGGTGCTTTATGGCAGTAGAGGAGTAGAGACCGCCACTAAGCAGCCCAGGGCACGCCATTGCCGGTGACAGGATTGCGCTGCAGGTCGATCTGGTTCTGCAGCGCGGCTTGGATCTCCTGCACCTTTTCGGGCCCGAAGTGATTGGCGACCCAGCTGGCGACGGTGAACTCGTCGAGATCAGCGAATGGAATCATCGCGTCAGGATCTGCAGGTTCCAAGCCGATGCTGCCGTAGGCGCTGCTGCTGTAGGTGCCGTCGTGCGCGGACACGGTGTAGTGAACAGTTGTCACCATCCCGTCAGAGAGATTTCTCTCCATGTTGGCGACGTTCCAGGCGTAGGTGGTGTCGGACATTGGTTTTGTGGTGTCAGTTGAAATGTACGGGTTTTGGGGAGTTATGGCTAACTCCCCGGTGAGTAGCGACGTGGACTAATCAGTGGGAGGTTCTTCTACGGGTTCGCCTACATCGTCCTGATCGCTCAGGTCGAGGCTGGCTTCGCAGTATTCCTCCCAGGCAGTTTTGTCAGACATAGTAGAGAAGGTGACTACTCGTCTTCGTCTGGTTCAATCAAACTTGGCCAAACCAGGTCAAACATTGCGGGGCACTCACCAACATCCTCCTGATTGCTCAGGCCAAGGCTGGCTTCGCAGTATT